GAACGCCCGACTTCCCTTTGGCGCGGATTCAAGGCGCGTTTATGGAGGTGGGTTGCGGGGCAGCGTATTCGGTTGCCAAGTTGGACAACAGCGTGTTCTGGGTTGGTTCTGACGCCCGAGGCCGTGGGGTTGTTTACCGGGCTAACGGCTACACTCCGGCGCGAGTCTCGACCAACGCGGTGGAATTTGCCATTCAAAGCTACGGCAACATATCCGATGCCATTGGCTACACTTACCAGCAGGACGGCCATCCGTTCTATGTGCTGATATTCCCGTCAGCCCAAGCTACTTGGGTGTACGACGTATCAACGCAACTGTGGCACGAACGTGCGGCGTTTGAGGACGGTCAGTTTACAAGGCACCGCAGCAATTGCCAGATGTCGTTCAACAGCGAGGTTGTGGTTGGCGACTACCAAGACGGACGACTGTACGCTTACGACCTAGATGTCTACGCTGATGACGACCAGATTCAGAAGTGGCTGCGGTCTTGGCGGGCGTTAGCTACGGGGCAGAACAACCTGAAACGCACCGCGCACCACAACCTGCAACTGGACGCTGAAACGGGCGTTGGGCTTAACGCCTACCCCGCCTACGATGGTGAGGATCTTGCCACCGAAGCGGGGGATATAATCGTAGCCGAGTTTGTGCAGGGTTATCTGACCACGCAAGCCGGTGACCAGTTAGTCACTGAAGTTGGGGACAGCAACGCATCACTGGTTACCCAAGTGCAGCCGGCCGAAGATTACAACGGCTACGCTTTGGAAACCGAAGCCTACACCGCTGCGCCAGGCTATGACCCACAGGTTATGCTGCGCTGGTCAGACGATGGTGGGCACACTTGGTCCAACGAACATTGGAACTCGATGGGCAAGATTGGCAACTATGGCTATCGCACCATCTGGCGCCGGCTCGGCATGACCGAGAAGATCCGCGACCGGGTGTATGAAGTATCGGGTACAGATCCCGTCAAGATCGCCATCATGGGCGCCGAACTGTTTGTTACTCCGACGAGTAGCTAATGGCAACCCTCAACATAACCAATATCCCCGCGCCTCGGGTGCCGTTCATAGACGAGCGCACCGGCCTCATGGCGCGGGAATGGTATCGGTTTTTCCTCAACCTGTTTATTCTAACCGGCAGCGGCAACAACCCCATTACGCTGGAAGAACTGCAACTCGGGCCACCTAACCAACCTGACCTAGCCGAGTTGCTGATCCAGATCAACCAGAACATCGCCCCGCAGTACGAGGATCAATCGGGTGACTTTTTAGCCACCCTTGACACCGCGCAACTCATGTCGATGATGTCGCGGTTTGAGAACGCTGAAGCTGCCATCCAAGGGGCTTACCTCCAACCAGTTGTGCAGACCGGCACCATTGCCAACTACAACCTTGACGGTAGCCCCACGGCGGGCGGCATAGCCTACGGCACCGGGCCAGCCTTGGCGGTTAGCGCCGCAGGAACAATAGGCCAGGTGCTGACTAGCGCCGGCGCAGGAACACCGACATGGGCCACGCCGACCACCGGCACTGTTACCAGCGTGTCTGTGGTGTCGGCAAACGGGCTGGCGGGAACCGTAGCGACCGCAACAACGACACCGGCGATCACGCTGTCCACAACCGTCACCGGCCTGCTCAAGGGCAACGGCACCGCAATTAGCGCAGCCACCAGCGGCACAGACTACGCTCCCGCGACCAGCGGCACCTCGATCCTCTACGGCAACGGATCGGGCGGGTTTAACAACGTCACCATCGGCACCGGCGTGGCCTTTACCGCCGGAACGCTATCTGCAACCGGCTCGGGCGGCACCGTAACAAGTGTAGCTGCGCTAACCCTCGGCACGACCGGCACTGACCTGTCCAGCACCGTAGCAAACGGCACAACGACGCCGGTTATTACACTTCAAGTTCCAACCGCTTCTGCGGCTAATCGTGGGGCGTTAAGTTCGACCGACTGGAGTACGTTTAACAGCAAACAACCGGCGGGCAGTTATTTAGTCAGCGGCGGCGCTCTTGGCACACCGTCCAGCGGCACCGTCACCAACCTGACCGGCACTGCCAGTATCAACATCAACGGAACCGTGGGTGCTACCACGGCAGCTACGGGGGCGTTTACAACCGTAACAGCTACCAGCATTCAATTGGGTTCGGGAACTGTATTAAGCACGTATGAAGAAGGTACATGGACGCCTGTCGTTACAGCAATAACTGGTGCCTATACCACCGTGTCAAATCAATCGGGAACATATACCCGTATTGGCAGACAAGTAACGGTGCGTGGATTTTTCATTGTAGATAACAAAGGTTCAGGGCTTTCTGGTGCTAATGTTGCCGGACTGCCATTTACTTCTGCGGCTGCACGATTTGCTGGAAGTGGCTATGACACTAGCACAGCAGCAGCATACACCTTATACATGTCTGGCTCTGCGGCAACTTCTTTTGAAATTTACAAATACGATGGCACAGACCCAATTGTTGCGAGCCGAGGCAATGTTTTTCAATTAACGTATTTTGTATAAGGGCACCCTATGACAACTAAAATTACTTCCCTTCAAATTGCCCTGACCAATGTTGGCACTGGTGCGACAAACTACACTGATTCTAATAGCGCACTTGGGCTGAATGCGCTTGAAAGCGTTGGGCCAATTCCGGTATCCGGCCCGAACGCACAAAACAATACGGCTTTTGGATACCAAGCCGCAAAGGAAACAACTCTCGGATACAAGGTTACCGCTATTGGTGCTGGCGCATTAGCAGATGGAGTTACTAATTCAACTTGTACCGCTATTGGGTATGGTGCAATGAATAACCTGACCACCGGAGACAACAATGTCTCCGTAGGCAGCGAGTCAATGTTCGTAGGAGTCACCAATTATTCTTCTGTGGCTATGGGGCAGGGCGCGATGTACGCTGCCAATGGGGGGACTGGCAATGTGGCAATCGGGTTGGACAGCATGGGTACTGGGCCGGTTGGTGGCTTTCCCCCCGTGTCATGGACTATTGGTGATTACAACACCGCCGTCGGATACAACTCACTGACGAGTTGCGGTGCTTCTGACTTGAACACCGCAATTGGTGCTACTGCTGCTGCAAGCATGACCGCTGGAGAAGAGAACACGGTGGTTGGCGCAAATGCCGCTAGTGTTTGCATTTCGCTTACGCAGTGCGTGGCAGTCGGCGCTGATGCAATGAAAGGCACTTCCAATGCGGTATCCACTGCCTCAGTTGCGGTGGGCTATCGCGCCATGTACAGCATCACTTCCACCGCCGCAAACAACAACACTTCTCTTGGTGCGTACTCAATGTACACGCACATTCAAGGGGATCAGAACGTGGCAATCGGTTCTGGTGCAATGTATGGCGACACAGCAGCTACTCCAAGCAGTGGGTCAGACAATGTAATTGTAGGATTCCAAGCTGCGTACAGCATTACTTCTGGGTCAAACAATGTAGCAATTGGAACTGACGCACTTGGCGGTGGCAACGCATCAAACCACACCATTGTTGGCTATCAAGCTGGCGCTGATATTGGAAATAGTTCCACAGGAAATGTGTTGCTTGGGTATAAAGCTGGGACAACAATTAGCAGTGGTGACGACAACATCCTAATAGGGCGCGACACTGTTGTATCTGCCATCACCGTTAATACAGAAATAGTTGTTGGGTCTGGTCTTACTGGCAAGGGAACTAACACCGCTTTTATTGGCGGTACTTCTGGTGCTTATAACGGAGCAAACGTCACTACATGGGCGACAACTTCTGACGCGAGGATTAAGAAGAATGTTGCTCCGATCAGCAACGGACTGGAAGTGGTCATGGCTCTTGAGTCGGTTAAATTCGACTACAAAGAAACAGACGCGCATGATGTTGGATTCATTGCCCAGCAGTACATGACTGTGCTGCCGGAACAGGTCAGCACTCATGTGGCGAACAAGGCGCAGAAGGAACTGGTCGGTGGCGATGAAGTGCTACGCATCCAACAGAATCTTGTCCCATACTTGGTCAACGCAATCCAGCAACTAAAAGCTGAATTTGACGCGTACAAGTTGGCGCACCCATGAATAATCAACTCCCTTCGCCATACATACTAGAAGGAACCTAACAATGGCTACAATTTCACCCGTTCCATTTCTACAGTTCATCGACGCTAACGGCGCTCCTTTGGCGGGGGGTAAGCTATACACCTACGTTGCGGGGACCACAACGCCGCTTGCAACCTATACTACTTACACGGGGGCTACGCCCAACGCAAACCCCGTGATATTGGACTCGGCTGGTAGAGCTTCTGTTTGGCTTGGGGTAGGCTCGTATAAGTTTGTTCTGACAGATTCGGTCAATGTTCTTGTTTATACCACCGACAACATCGTCAACGCTGGTATAGGAACAATGCAGCCTGCGGTGGTTGCTACGCAAGGTCAGACGGCGGTTACTGTGTTGCCCTACACAATGGGTGGTAGCGCGATTGTGGCGCGTAATGGTCTGGTTGAGGAGTACAACGTAGACTATGTGGAAACCAATAGCACCACGATTACGTTTGTTGCGCCTGGCCTTTCCGCTGGCGACAGAATAACCGTAAGGAGCATATAGCATGACCGTAACCGTAAAAGTACTGATCCCGGCCAAGACCGCTGAGAACAGTCAAACAACCCAATACACCGCGACGAACGTCACCACGATCATCGACAAGTTCACCGCGACCAACTTCAGCGCAACGGCGGCAACGCTTAGCGTCAACCTGGTCACCGCGGCAGACACGGCTGGCAATCAGAACTTGATTACCAAGACAAAAACGCTGGCGGCAAGCGAGGTATATACTTTCCCCGAGATTGTTGGCCAGGTGCTGATGGCGAGCGGGTTTATCTCGACCATCGCCGGAACGGCCACGGCCATCAACATACGCGCTTCTGGGCGGGAGGTTAGCTAAATGAGCTTTTGGTCTAATATCAGCGCGGTCTTAGGGTACGACGCCTCGGCCCCGTTTTATACGGACCCCGCCACG